TGTAGTTGTCATGACTAGATGGAATACAAAAGATCTTACCGGAGCGTTGATCAAAGCACAGAAAGAATTAAAATCAGATCAATGGGAAGTCATTGAGTTTCCAGCGATCCTTCCATCAGGTAAACCTGTATGGCCTGAGTATTGGAAGAAAGATGAACTTGAAGGAGTTAAAGCTTCTATCTCTGTTGGTAAATGGAACGCACAATGGATGCAAGATCCAACAGCAGAAGAAGGATCAATCATAAAACGAGAATGGTGGAGCGTTTGGGATAAAGGTTATGTGCCTAAATTAGAACACATTATACAATCTTATGATACCGCGTTCCTCAAAAAAGAAACCGCTGACTTCTCGGCCATTACAACGTGGGGCGTCTTCTATCCAAACGAGGATAGCGGACCGAATCTAATTCTACTTGATGCCCACAAAGAACGACTTGAGTTTCCAGATCTTAAGAAGGTGGCTTACGATCAGTGGAAGTATTGGAATCCTGATACGGTTATCATAGAGGGTAAAGCATCTGGATTACCTTTAACTTATGAGTTGAGAAAGATGGGGATACCTGTTATAAATTATACACCTAGCAAAGGAAATGACAAACATGCTAGAGTAAACGCCGTTGCCCCGTTATTTGAGTCAGGGCAAATCTGGGCGCCCGATGAAAAATTTGCAGAAGAAGTGATAGAAGAGTGTGCAGCGTTTCCGTATGGAGACAATGACGATTTAGTAGATTCAATGACTCAAGCCGTGATGCGATTTAGACAGGGAGGTTTTATCATGCATCCAGAAGACGAAAAAGATCAAGCGCAAGCTAAGAAGACATATAACTATTACTAATGACTTATCTACGAGCTTTACAATTATTAACTCAAGCATACAAGGCAGCTAGAGGTGCTATGCCAAAAGGTCTTGACTTGTTAAAATTAAAAATGAAAGCAAGACAGAAAGCCATTGATTCTAAAAAAGTTATAGAGTTTCCAAAAGAGAGAATTACAAATCCATTTAAACCAAGACCAGAACCTTATAATAAATTAATAAATCCTAAAAGTGACACAGGTATTAAACTTGGTAAAGTTAGAGAGGGTCTTAAAAAAAGAGAAACAGAAGCAGAGATGTTAGCTAGAATGAAAAGACAAAACAAAGAAGCTGCACAAAGAATAAGAGATAAAAAGAAACCAAGAGATGACAAAGCTAATGGTGGTTCACCTAACTTACCTTTTCCATTTTTTTACGAAGGAACAAGACCAGGAGGTATGCCTCTACCTAGTTTAGATTATTATGATGATGACTTTGGTGTTAAAAGCTTAATGAAAAAAAGAAAAAAGAAAAAGAAGAAATCAAAAGATGACTGAGTTTATATCTATACTTCAAAGAATAAGACCGGGGTATAAAGCTGGTGGTAGTGTTGAGCCACGACAAGTATTTTATAAAGGACAATCAGTAGAAGAATTTTTACCTAGAATAAAAAAATTATGGAAAGCAGGAAAAGGAACAAAAGCAATTGCAAAAGAAATATTAGGCAGGGAAAGTGCAAAAACCACGATTGAGACAGCAATAACTTCTATGAAATCTGGAGCGGCTCCAGTTAAAATAACTAAAGCAGATATAGAACTTAATAAAAAAAATAAAAGATTTCCAGGAATACCCGGTGAGAATGTAGACAAAGCAGGTTTAGAAAAAGCTATAAAAGAATTTGACGGAAAAACTAGACCAAACATAATGAATATTGCTAGACAGTTTGGTTATAAGGACTCTAAAGCTGTTAGAGCAGCAATTAAAAAATTTGGTAGAGAAGATATTTATGATTTGCCAGAACCTAAAACTAAAAGAGCAATAGAGTTAGAAAGACAAGCTGACATAAATAAAAACACAATAACTGATAAACAGTTTAAAGCAGAATATAAAAAATTTAAACCTGTTGTAACAGGATCTGATGCTGAGTTTGCAAAATATTTAAATGATAAAGGATACACAGCAAAAGGAGGAATACCCTTTACTAGCAGTTCTGTGGGCGAAAGGAGATTAAGAAAAGGAATAAGTAACAAGGGTAAATTTGTTACCACAAGAGGAAAACTTATGGATGACAAATTTATTTTAAAAGAAGTAGAAAGAATGCGTTTAAATATTGATACCAGCAAAATGAGTCCTGAAGAAATTAGAAGGGCTGTTATAAAAGGTAGAGCTATAGAGAGTGGAAAGACTGCTGCTGAGAAAGCAAGGATGTATAAATTTAGAGAAAGAAAAAAAGCCATGGCTGGAAAAAAAAGACAGTTTCCAATTAACATTGGAAAAAACGCAACTCCTAAAGATTTATTTTGGAGAGATTTAGTTGAAAATGGTTTTAGACATCAAGCTCATTTACAAGGACGACCAGGAGCAACTTTACCTCAATCACATATAAAACTTTTAAATCCTAACCAAACAAGACCAACCGATTTAAAAAGTAATTTTAAAATAAAACTTGTTGATACAAATTTTTTAGATAAATCAGGAAAACCAAAAATTATAACTTATGACAATTTTCCAAAACATCTGGATAAGTACAAAAAATTTTATAGAATAGATTATGATACGGCAGTTAAAGAGTATACCAAAAAAAGATTTATACAAAAAAACCCAGATCTTAGAGATGATTTTAATAAAAAACTAAACAAATCATATGATCCAAAGAGTATAAAAAAAAGATCTGTTTTTTCTCCAATGCATATTCATCACCCAGCAGGAAGAGGAAGAAATGCTTTTAATGTTCAGTTTGCAATAGCTAGTGAAAATATGGCTGAGAATGCTTTAAGAAGAACTTTTAATAGAAACTTTGAAAAAGCTACAACATTAACTGGAAAAAAAGATGCTATGAGAACATATTTAAAATCTGTTCCTCCAAATTTAGAAGTTAGATTAAAAAATACCCCTTATGGAACTAGGGAAACTTTAGTGGACATGACAAAAAGAGTCGCACCAAAATTAACTCCAAAAGTCATAGCAAGAGGAGGTAAAATGTTGGGAGCAGTTGGAGATGTTGACACCATGAGAGCTACGTTAGCTGGTTTTCAAAATCCTTTTGCAGGAGATTTTACCATCGATGCCTCAAGCACTCAACTTGGAACAGGAAGATTAGGTAAGACAGCAAGCTTTCTTAAAAATGTTGCAAAGATTGGTGGCAAAGCTTTGGGTATAGCAGCAATACCTCTTGAAGTAGCCAATATGCTTAACATGAGAAAACAAGGTAAGACAACAGCTGAAATTTTAGCGTCACCATTTTTATTGTCAGGTCGAGTTGCAGAAGCACAAGACCTTATGAAGATGACTCCTCTTGAAAGACAAGCTGTAAGTGAACAACAAATAGCTGGTGATGAGTCGATGTTAGATACAGATTTTTATACACCAACACGAGAAGGCATAGAAGCTGTTGATATTGTAGCTCTGCAAGAGAGAGTTAGAAAACAAAGAGAAGAGGAAGAACGACAAAGAGCTTTAGAGAGATCAAGACGTTCAGGCTTTACATACCCAAATATGTACGGTATAACTTCAGTTGAAGGTGTAATTTAATAATAGGATAGAGATATGGTCGATAGCATAGATAAATCATTACCGAATACAGTTGAAGAAATTAAAGACGAAGAATTCAAAGAAAAAGAAGTTGCGATTCCCGGCGAGCAAATCGTTGGTAGCGATACAACAGAAGTTGTAATGGATGAAGAAGGTGGAGCAGAAGTTTCATTCGATCCAACAACGGCCCCTGGTCGACAATCAGATGGACACTTTGCAAACTTAGCTGAAGATATGGGAGAAGGTGAATTACATTCTTTAGGTTCAACACTTTACGATCAATACACAGAATACAAAGAATCAAGAGGAGACTGGGAACAGTCATACAGAGAAGGTTTAGAACTATTAGGTTTCAAATACGAAAGACGAACAGAACCGTTCAGAGGCGCATCAGGTGTTAATCACCCAGTGTTAGCAGAAGCGGTTACACAATTTCAAGCAACAGCTTATAAAGAATTATTACCAAGTGATGGTCCCGTTAGAACACAAATTTTAGGTGATGTAACAATCGCTAAAGAAGAACAATCAAAACGTGTTAAAGATTTTATGAACTATCAACTTATGGATCAGATGACAGAATACGAACCTGAGTTTGATCAAATGTTATTTTATCTTCCCCTGTCCGGCTCTACTTTTAAGAAAGTCTATTACGACGAGCTTTTAGGTAGAGCCGTTTCTAAATTTGT